GGGATGAAGCAGGTTAGTGCTTCGCAGGAGAAGATCGCAGAGGACTTGGCATTTTACGCCAATGCCGATGACGATCTCACTCTTGGTGCGGTCACCGAGGAGGTGTTAGGGGAGGAGGGTAAGGTGGTTGAGCGGAGAGTCCGGCGTTCGAGGAAGCACCCTTTTGCTTCGTTCCTCGTTCAGACGATCCGCGGCCAACACTTCAGTCAGTGTCTCCGCACTGATTCGAATGTGTTAGTGTTTGAGCGTCATGCACGCGCCATAATGGCGACGCATGGTGTCAGGCCTACCGACGCGGCTAAGGTTCTGCCCTTGGCTACGGCCCTCTTCTTCGACCATCGCACGGTTGACCAAATTGACGCTGTTGCCATACCACATGCAGCGCCATTCAAATCCGCAAGAAAGGACTTCTCGTCAAAGTACTTTTCTTGGGGTCGCAACGCGATGTTTACATCGCGTTGTTAGGGCGGCCCAGTGAGACTCCACGGTCTCGACTCTCTACCTTCCCGTGCACCGGCACCGAAGGATTCGAGTGGCGAGGACCTTTTGACGGGAGTCAAATATTGGGTACCGCGGCGTGAACAGCGAACGTTTTCACAGGTTGGGAGGCTTGCGCCTAACTCTGTTGCTGCTGTTCACAACTCGTCGATGGTTAATCTCGAACGGGCTCTTAAGGAGAGGGTGTATTTTGTCAAAGGGGCGAACGGTGAATTCGTCCCTCCACCCGTTCCGATCAGTGATGCTTTTTCTGATTGTCAAGGTATTCGTACCGAGGTGTTGTCTAATTGTTCTCGCTTCCCTTCCCTGACTCTGGATGAATTTCCGGAACGCTACAAGGACGCGAAGAAGAAGAGCATGTATAGAAACGCCGTTGAGGACCTAAACTCAACACCAATCAATGGAAAGGATGCTAACATCACTGGCTTCGTCAAACCAGATAAACTGGAATTGTTGAAGAAGTCGGATCCCGTTCCTAGGCTCATATCGTCCTATGGGCCTAGGTACGTCGTCGCGTTAGGCAGGCATTATGCACATCGAGAGCATGATTTCATTAGGGCATTGGACCGTACGTGGGGTGGTAGGGTTGTTTGTAAGGGGCTGAATTCTTCAAGGCGAGGGGCTTTGATTGCGAGGAAGTGGGGCAGGTTTCGGAGGCCACGGGCTATCATGGCTGACGCAAGTCGGTTTGATCAGCACGTCAGCCTACAGGCTTTAAGGTTTGAGTTTTCGTTTTACCTAAGTCTATGTACCTGCCCAGCTGAGAGGAAGGAGATGAGTGCGTTACTTGAGATGCAGATCAATGGTAAGGGTACAGGAAGAGCGGAGGATGGCAAGCTCAAGTTTAAGACTGAAGGCGGTAGGAAGTCCGGTGTACCTAACACTGGTGGTGGCAACACACTTCTTATGTGCATAATGTTTCTAGCTTACGTTCGCAGCCTCTCTTTGGATTGTGAGTTTGTCAACGACGGTGACGATTGTGTTCTGATTGTCGAGGAGGAGGACGTAGCCAGGGTAGAAGCTAGCATGGAAAGTTACTTCTTACAGAAGGGTTTCACCATGGTCTGCGAGAAGCCTGTCTCCGAGTTAGAACACATCGATTTCTGTCAGGGATCACCAGTTTGGACGCCGCAGGGCTACATCATGGTGCGTCGCCCACAAACATCCCTAGTAAAGGATACCATTTGTCTTGACCGGTTCGAGAGTGACACTCAGTGGAAGCGATGGATGGCGTCGGTAGGTGATTGCGGGTTGAGCTTAGCTGGAGGGATTCCTGTTGTTCAGGAGTTCTACCAGTGCCTCAAGCGCAACGCCAAGGGCGCTAAACGTTTCGACCACGGCCCCGGTGGGGGTCTCGAGATCCAATCACGCGGGATGAAGAGGGGGTACACCGCCATACACGAGCAGACCAGATACTCGTTCTGGCTCGCGTTCGGTATCACCCCTGCTGAGCAGTTGGCTGCGGAACGTCTTTACGCTGACGTTTCTCTGGCTTTCGGTGATCATCCCCTTTCCTTGAAGAGTTTGGTTTTCGATTCATGTATATAACGTTGGGGTGACTCCCTTAGAGGTAGACCTGGAGAATGTCTTTAAAAGTCTTATTGGGTTGCTGAGATAATGGCCCAAAACGGTGGAACCCAAAGTTCCTTAATACTTCCGTGCTAAACAGAATGCCGAGAGACTGCACGGCGCCGCCCGACTAGACGTACGTTCTAGCGGGTTCTCAGTGATGTACAGTCCTCTTGTTGTGGGGGCATCCAATACACACAATTATTTCGCCATGGCTAACAAGAACAAACAGAAGCATACCAAGGTAGTGCACAATCATTCATTCAAGGGACTTCGGGAGGTATTCCTCAATCCGGGTCCTGGAGGTGTAACTGCAAATCCATTTGTAGCATCAGTGGGCTCCACTGGAGGTACAGGCAACACAGCGTTTGTCCTGGCTCCTATGGGTCTCACCTCTACCACTCTGGGCGCATCATCATACACCGCTGGAACGCCGGGCAATGTTATGGGACCTCCACTCAGGGGCCTTTACAACAGAGCTATTGACTTCCAGTGGTATAGGGTGACCAGAGCACGATTCATCTTTGTTGGCTCTGTCACATCTACTACAACTGGTGTGATCACCTTGACGTCGTATACCGACCCCGGTGATCTAAGTCTCGTCGCTGGTTCAACATACTCTAGCAACCCTAGCACCAGGACGTTTGACTTCGCGAACGCTTCTAACAAGGAGCTTTCCGTGCCAGTTCCCGTCGACTCATCTTGGAAGAGGTGTTCCTCGTTACTTTCGATACCGGGGAACGTCTATCCGTTCACTGCCGCTAACGCGGGCAGCATTTGTGTCCTCAACACCGTTGCGGACCTTTCCTTCGGGGCCTGCTCAGCACAGTGGACCACAACAACTCCAAACATTGAGATCGGACGATTCTTTATAGACTATGACATCGAGTTCAAGGGACCAATCGATTCCGCTGCGAACTTTTGAACAACAGAACATGCGAGATAATATACTGCTGCATCAGGATAATAGGCAAAACTCTAATCAGTTTTCATGGTATGCGCGTGATTCCTTGGAACTGACTAGGAGACCTACGAAGAGGTCTATAAAGTCAAGGGTTAGAGCTTGGCTGAGGAGGTTAACTCCAAAATACCGAAAAACAAAACAAAACTTCAAGTCAAACAAAGTCCAATTTCAGACCAAGTGATTGCCTTAGCACCGTAGTCACGTACACCTCGGTCGAATAATTAAAGTGTACACCTCCCACAAACGTGTTAGTAGTGGGCGTCTCTGTGTCAAGGGTTAACATCCGTGGGCGACGCAGGGGTAGCAGACGTCA